GTTCTAATGTATTGGGCAATATCCATTGTTATCTTCCAGGTTTTTGAGGAGTTCCGTTTTTGACATCAACATTGTTAATCACACTGTGCTTGTGGCCACAATGTGGACAATACATTGCTTTAGGTTTGTAGTTTTCGTGACTTGCAATACTCCACCAACCTTTGCACTGATCACAGGTATAATGGTGTATGTATTCCACTGTTGAAATCATGTTACCAGTCTCCGCCCGATACCTCAACTTGTACTACTTCTTCACTGTTACGAGCTTTTTGTAGCACTTCAATGTCTAATAGCAGTTTGGTAATATCACCGTGTAAGTTCTTTGCATCAGCAAGCGGCCAAACAAAATCGTTAACTCCTTTGGCATCGCACTGTTGCACACGATCAATAAACTTGCGTATATAAAGTCCGCTCACTTAAATGTAAATCCATCTGCGCTCATTGCTGGACCGCGATAAAAATAACGCTCAAGCAATATCAGTTTAGGACAAAACTCAATGGTAGTTTTGCCATTGATAGTGATTTCGTACCAACCTGCTGCATACCAACTCTTTGACTTTGGTTCTTTGGTGTAGATTGGCAAACGTGTTTGCACATTGTAAACTGCATTATACGGCTTTGCATCAGTTTCAAATCCGTTAACTTGAAATTCTGGATGTGCAGTTTTTTCTGGCGCATCTTCAAAGTTCAGTTTGGCAATGTCTCTTAATGCATGAATGGTCTTGTACTGTTTTACACCTTCTTTGGTGCGCACAAAGTAACCATCTCTGGCTTTTTCTACACTGCCAACTTTTTGATCATTCTCTTTGAGAATCCAAAATTTGCCGTCAACGATTGGTCTTGCAATAGTTTCATTCATTGTTTTAATGTTCCTTGATATGTTTGATTAAGCCAACGTCCGTATTGTTCTGCATTGTCACTGAGTCGGTTCAACTCATATTTACCACAGAATTTTAGGAACTTTGAGCCTACTTGTCCAACGTCTTTGTTGCTTACTTGTGTAATAATTGCTAGATCAACACGATCCTTAACTGCGTCGGGTTGTGCAGTAAGATCAATCAGTTCGCGGTTACGTTGGTAGTCGTCTAGTACGCGATGCTCGTTGCCTTCGTGGTCAGTCCAGCGTTGCAGCATCATGTTATTCCATGCATAGCCTTTGCTAGCACGATCCTCAAATGCTTCAATCAAACCAACTTTGTTCTTTGTGCCTTTTTTGCGCACACCTGGGTATGCCGAAAACACATTGTCGCTGCTATCGCCACGCATGCACTTTTCAAACAACAACCACTCAGGGTTAGGAACTTCTTTTGGCAGTTTAGTTTTCTTGTCTAGCACCTGTTTACCTTTGGCATCAAATATGCCTTCGATAGTAATCAATTGATCAGTAATGCCATTGAACTGTCTTACGTTCGTTGCTAGCAGTTGGTAAAAGTCTGAATCACTGCTAATGATAACATGATCATCTTCAGGATGCAAATGTATCCAACGTGCTATTAGGTCGTCTGCTTCTGCGTCAGGTTCTCTAAGCACACTGCAATTTGTTTTTTCTTGCAAATACTTATTGAAGTCGTCAAAGGTGTCCCAAAAAAGTTTCTCTTCTTCTTGCTCACGTTCAGTGAGTGCTGCTCGTGCTGCTGTACGATTTGCTTTGTAAGGCTTGTAGTGATCCTTGCGCCACGAACGTCCTTCCAAACAAAACACCACATGATCAGTGTTAAACTGCTTGGCTACTTTGTTAATTGCTGCCATACTGATATGCAATGCATATCCAACTTTCTCCCACGGATCACTTGCACGAAATGCAACGTGTCTTGCACGGAAAAACATATTAGCAGTGTCAATAAGCAGATACTTCATAACAACCCTTTCGCTGATTATGTTATTATTGTAACACTAAACCAGCTTGTTGTCAACGATATATTTTGTAAGATATTGAGCCCATACTCGGTGCCCATCTGGTCCATAATGCCAGCTATGCGGAGCAACAGTTTGACAACGATAACTAACTACACTGTTGTATGTTTCTATAGGATTGTATGGCCCAAGATAGCTGCTTCCCCAGTCCTTGCGATCAGGTTCGGCTATGCTGCTAAAGTCATTGTTGCCATTAAAGAATATATGCTTTGCGCCTAACTCGTCTAATTCTTGATGAAAAGACCAGATTTTTTCGTGAGATTCTTGGACTTTTTGATCCCAGTTTATATTTGCGACGAACTCTTTGTACTGTTGTCGGTGACTGTCCGGAACGTCGTCTATTCCTGAAGCGTTTAGTTGAAAATACTCTCCATCGATTAGCCATTCTTCTCTCTCCCAAGTGCTCCACTGTATAATATACAGCGTTCTATAAATGTCTTTTTCCTGCTGCTTTAGCCATTTGCGAGTGGTGCGTATAATACGATCATTGCTGCTAGCACTTTCAGCATCGCAATGAAATCCACAACTCAGTCGCTGACTAAGAAGTTTGCCCCAACTACGGTTTAGATTATCAGGGTGTGGTTGCCTGCCCATCATAAACAATTGAGGATCATCGCAAGCAAATGCATGTGGATTAACACATTCAGCAGCGGCTGTGTGGCTGTCGCCGTTAACGTACAGTATCAAGTTATTTCACTTCCGTATAGCCGTTGCCAAGATCTCTGCTGTTGGTAAAACGAATTTCAGGATCGGCTTGGTATTGCTCGTAGGTCTCCATTACAACGTTTCTGCAAACGGTTTGGAACCATCGATCAACAATGTCATGTTCAGGCTCATTAGGCTGCCCTTGATAGCCTGCTCTAACAAGATTTGCCACGAACTTTTCATTCCAATCTAGTTCAAATGCACCGTTGTTGATATCATCCTCAGAAATGTCAATATTGAGAATAGCAACATAAGGCTCGCCCTTTTCTGTGGCAATTTCTTTTGCTGTTTTTGTTACTTTTTTGGTGCGTTTGGCCTTGGGTTCAACTACAGGTTCTGGTTTTTTCAGGCCCAGTGCTGCTTTAATTTTGTCTAACATGTTTACTCCTGTGTTGGTTTATAGTATGTATCATAAGATTTCGACGATGACAAAACTGATAGTTTTCTATTTTCAGTTGAAAGAAATTGTGCATCTTGGCACACTCGTCTGTCAAGACTTAAATATTCACTAAGGTAATATTCTCTATTTGTATTATGGTCTGTTTCTTGTAATGTTCGCCACATATTTTTAACACACTGATCTTTATGTAATCCTCCAACTATTACAATTTCAGCAGGTGTTTCTGATATTAGGTCAACTGTTTGCTGAATGCTTGTTGAAGTAACACTCCAAGATGTATTGATTGCCGGAATATCACTGTGTGGTTTGTAGTTTTCTATTGGATAACTATCAAAATGCCAAATTGTAGGCCAATTTTTTGTTTTCCATCGGTTAATTAACAGTTTACCGCTTTTGTGCCAGTTAAGTTCTTCGTCTGGCATAGGATCTTGGTCGAACATATGAACCATTACACAGACAAATCTAAACATCTTGATCCTTTTTAAATACAGGAATAGGTTGCATTTTGTGCAAGTTCTTTTCTCGTATTTTTTGATACTGCATAACTTGATTTTGTTCAACTGTGCTTAAACTGTCAATGTCAATGCCCTTTTCAACCACAGTCATACAACGTTCAAGATCGCTATAACTCATACCGTGTAATTGATCTTGGTCAACCCGCCCGTCATCCCACAAACCATCTGTGGGTTTTGCATCAATAATTGCTTGACTAACACCTAGCTGTTTGCCCAATGCCCACACTTCAGTTTTTGTTAGGTCGGCAATAGGAGAAATATCAACACCACCATCGCCGTACTTTGTATAAAAACCAACACCAAAGTCTTCCACTTTGTTGCCTGTGCCGACCACAATACCGCCATGTGTTTGTGCCTTTTGATACAGTGTCATCATACGCAGTCTTGCACGACTGTTTGCTAATGCCAGTGGTGAGTATGCATTTTGAAACAGGTTTTCAAAGTGTTCAAATACATTGGTAAGATCAATGGTTTCGAAACTAACATTCATGTAATGATTGTTTAGCCATAAGCAATGATCAATGCCCAAGTCTGTTTGCTCTGCTTTTTGTCTAATAGGCATAACCAAGCACAGTGTCGGCACTCCACTCAGCGCACACAGCGTTGATACAACAGCACTGTCAATGCCG